AGATGAGATACTTGTATCAGCACAATAAAGTTCTGAAGTATCATTATTACCTAAGACAACTCGGTCGTCATGGGTTGTAAGGTTACCAGATGGTGAAGAAGAACGACCTGCACTTGATCCTAAACAAACATTATTTGAACCAGAAGATAGTGAGAGTCCAGCATTGGTACCAATACACGTGTTATGTGCAGCAGAAGTTGCATAAACAAAACTATAGTAGCCTAGAGAAACGTTGTACGCACCAGTAAAAGCAGAACCACTTTCATCTTTTACATAGGCGCCCATGAAGGTGTTGCCATATCCACTAGTGGTATGTTTTCCTGCTCTATAACCAACATAAGTATTAGTACCACCAGTCATCTCTGTACCAGCAGTGTTACCTATAACAACATTTCGACCATTATTACCATTTACATATTGATAACCAGCATAGTCTCCGATAAAGATGTTTTCATCCTCTGCACAAGCCTCTCCAGCTTTATATCCAATAGCAATACAACCACTATTACCTCCTAGTGTTTTTAATGCCTGCTTACCGATAGCTACATTATTAGAGGAAGTACAAGCAGTTAATGCATGATGGCCTATGGCAACGTTTCCACCACCTGAAACATTACTGTCCAAGGCCGATTGGCCAACAGCAACGTTTTCATAACCAGTAGTATTAGCAGTTAATGCATCAATACCGATAGCAACATTACTATTACCTGTGGTATTAGCTAGCAGTGAATCTTTACCTACAGCCGTGTTAGATGTACCAGTTGTATTAGCACCTAATGATTCATAACCAACAGCAACATTATTATTAGCTGTTGTGTTATTAGCTAGAGAATATGTACCAATAGAAGTATTCCTTGAACCAGTAGTATTATCGTAAAGACAGTAACCAACAGCTACATTATGTTCTCCTGCTGTATTTGAATCCAGTGCTGAATATCCAATAGCAGTATTAGTATCTCCTGTTGTGTTTTCATAAAGTGCTAGAGAACCGACAGCAGTATTACCAACACCTGAAGTATTATCTAATAAAGTTTGTCTACCAATAGCTGTATTATTACCACCTGTATTTACTTTAAGTGCTTCATAACCTACAGCCGTACAATCTGATCCTGTTGTAATTGTACTTAATGCATAATAACCTATACCAACATTTTTTGCACCTGTTGTATTAGCATCTAATGCATATGCACCGACTGCTACGCCTCCACTTGCTGTAGTATTAGCAGTTAAGGCAGATTGACCAAATGCAGTGTTATAAGAAGCTGTGTTGCTCTGTAAAGAGTTACTTCCAACTGCAGTATTATTACCACCTGTTACATTATCAGTTAATGATGCAACACCTATACCTACGTTTTGACTTGCTGTAGTAGTTGCTTTTAAAGCATGTCTACCTAGAGCTACGTTGTAATCACCAGTCGTTATTGCAGTTCCAGCTTGATATCCAAATAAAGCATTACCATTTGCATCTGTACCACTGAAACTATCTCCAGCTTCTGTACCAGCTACAGTATTAGATTGTGCATCACTAGATACACCTGCAGATAATCCAGTTAAAGCTGAACCATCACCAGCAAAGGCTGTTGCAGTACATGTACCAGTTACAGTGAAGCCTCCGGTTACTGTTTCTGCCTTTTTAGCGTTATCATAGTAGAGTTCAGCGGCTCCATCTTTAATAACCTTTACACCTTCTTCAGTTCCATTAACTCTTAGATGTATATTATCATCAGTTGAAATGACTAAATCAGTTCCATCGTTATTAATACGAAGAACTCCTGTATCATTTTGAACGTAGCTATCTGTTCCATTATGGTAGAGTTGCAGATCTGATCCAGCTCCCAGTATTGCCTTACCAGAATCGTTATTGATTAAGAAATTTCCACTTGAGTCGAATTTTGCTTTCTCTGAGCCATTAATGTGAAACTTAATTGTACCACTAGAACCAGCAGAATTTAGTTTTAAATCAGTATCATTTGTAAATGTTTCTATAAAATCACTTACTTGTACTCGTCCAGTTGCCTTAACACCATTACTTGTTGTCTCAAACTTCTTAGAACCGTTATGATATAAATCTACAGAGCCTCCATCATTAAATAAAGCAGAAGCATTACCACTGGTATCTTGGATAGCAACGATAGATTGTCCACGTATTATTAAGTTACCAGTTCCATTATCTACAATATAACTATCCGAACCATTATGATAAATTTCTAGATCATTACCAGTACCAAACTTAGCTTTAGCACTATCTGCAAAAGATAAATCAGCGTCTAACTGTTCTATATGTTCAGCACCGATTGCATCGTCAGCAATCTTAGCTCCAGTTACAGCGTCAGCACCTAACTTAGCGTTAGTAACAGCACCATTCTGTAATTTATCTGTACTTACTGTATTATTACTTGGTGTACCAATATTTACTGTTGATCCAAGGGCGACGACGTAATAATCGCTGCCACTAGCAGGAGCACTACTAAAAGTAACAGTAGAGCCACTGAGAGTAAATCCTTCGCTTGGTTGGCCTGTTCCAGCATTAGGTTTCTGAACGACTCCATTGACGCTAACAATAAGTTGCTGTGCGCTAGTTGGAGCGTTGGTAACTGTGAAGGCAGTTCGACTTCCATCAAATGATTCACTAAATGTACATATATAAAAATCACCAGGTGTAGCTACATCATCCCATGTACTAGATGAGGCATTATATACCTTCATCTTATTTACAGTAGTATCAAAGTATAGATCTCCGTCATCCAATGAGGAGGAAGGAGCACTAGAAGCTACACGATATCTTTCATTGAAATCAGTAACAAGTGTCTGAGCATCATTCACACCTGTCTCATCCATTACTAATCTATGGAAAGTATAGGTATGTAATGTAGAAGTTGTTTCTAATATCAAACCTTTTCCAGCAGCATATGTTGTGCTGTTGGACATCCCATTAATGGTTACAGTGTTTCCACTGCCAGCTCCATTAGCGATTGTTGCCACGCCGCTACCATTAGAGGTAAGATTACTAGCGAGGGCTTTAACGCTAACAATAGTACCGGCGCCATCATTAATATCGGGATTAGTGCTTGGAAAAGAAGTTTCATTTGCAATAGGGTGGAATCCACCAACTTCAGTGACTAATTCTACAACTCTTTCATTGACAGCTTGAGCTGTAGGGAGTTGAACATCAGTAGCACTTCCGCCAATCGTCGTGACGATGCTCTTACCATCCAACAGGTTAAGGTCTGCAATATCAGCGGTAAGAGCTGTACTATCCGCCAACTTAGAAGCAGTACCTGACTGCATACCAGCAAGCGTCTTGAGTTCAGCATCTGCTATCTTTGCGGTTGTTACGGCGTTATCTGGTATTTTAGATGTAATTACTGCATCATCTACTATTTTAGCTGAATTAACAGCGTTATTAGTTATATGTGTAGTTTGAACTGCATTATCTGCTATCTCACTTTGACCAACTTGATCTGCAATTATATGCTGTGAGCTGATACTGTTATCTGCAAGTTTAGCTCCAGTTATAGCATCATCATCTATCTTAGCTGTAGTTACTGCTCCAGAAATGATTGCTGCTGAATCAACTGCTCCGTCTTGAAGCTCACTTGCTCCTACAGCATTTGCTCCAATCTGAGTTGCAGTGATTGTATTATCAGCTATTTTAGCTGCAGTAATAGCACTGTCTGCTATCTTAGCTGTAGTTACTGCATTGTCAGCTATTTTAGCTGTAGTGATCTGTGCGTTGGCTATATGAGCTGTGTCAATTGAATCTGCAGCATAATGCTCAGAATTAATTTGACTATTTGCAATCTTAGCAGCTGTTATAGCATCAGCAGCTATATGAGCTGTATCAATTGATCCATCAACATAGTGTTCTGAATTAATTGAGTCATCTGCTATCTTAGTTCCATCAACAGCATCGTTTGCTATCTTCTCTCTTGTTACATTACTATTTATTATATTAGCTGTTGCAACTGATAATCCAGCTAACTTAGCATTAGTGACAGCTTGACTTGATATATGTGAAGTATCTATACTACCATCTACTAATTCAGAAGAATCAACAGAGTTAGCTGCCATCATTGTAGCTGTAACTGTAGCTGTATCACCAGTTGTTACTACCGTACCTGTAACGTTAGGTAGGGTAATAGTACGGTCAGCTGTAGGATCAGCAACAGTAAGAGTAGTCTCATAAGCGTCGTCAGTAGCTCCTTCAAAATAAAGATTAGTCTTAAGACCTAAACCTAGGTCTCCTTCCATAACACCACCAAGTGTACTTAGTGACTGGTTATCGGATTCCTGGGCAATATATAGAAGTTGACTAAAGTTATCATTTAGTTCGTTAGACCTGATCGTAGAACCTGATACAAAAGTAGAGTTAATAGGATCTTCATCGGTATCCCGATAAATAATAACTTTATCACCAGTGCTCGGTTCTTGTCCACTGACAAATGTTATACGAGTGTTACTTGAATCTAAGGTGTAATGAGTGGTCACAGACTTGACTACACCGTTAACACTGACTTTAACATCAGCATCTGCGAGTATAGGAAAGGAATAATTGTAGGGACCAGCTTGACCTGAACCACCTACTATGTGTGTATTTGATGTTTGTGCCATAATTTAATAGGGGTTAATAGCCATGTTGTTGTATTCGCTGCTTTAAATTCCTTGCTTGATTCACATTACCTGATTTAAGTACAGCTTTCTGTCTTTCAAGAGTTTTTATAGATCTTAAGAGATCTGCATTGTTAGGATCAGTTGCCATTAGTCTCTTAGCAATAGCTTTCTCTTCTCTAAAGATTGTTCTAACTGCATTATAGAACCATGCTTGTTTATGATCCCATCCATCGGAGTCCTTTAAGCCATCTATTTTATAAGACTCTAAAGTTCCTTTGAATTTACCACTTCTAACAAGCCTATCTAATCGTTCTCTTAGTCTACCTTTTGCTAGATAGTACTGTAGTTGAGAACGTTGTCTATTATCAAGTTTAACACCGTCAATCTCACTCATAGCTTGAGGTAGATCAAAACGTATATCTATAAGAGCCTGTCTAACAGGATCATTATCTATAGGTACAATAGCAACAGGGCTTATACGGTTGTATATCCTCAGAAGAGGATTCAATGGTTCAGTTTGGAAGCGTTTTACTCTCCCCTTTTTATCTTTACTTAATATATCATACTTAGGATGTAAACCTTGTTTAAAGGCTAGGTCTTTTTTAATAAGACCTTCCCAGAATCCTTGTGATTCCTTATGGTTAGCATCTATAATAGTACCTAAATCACCAGATAAACCTTTAAAAGGCGCCTGAGATCTAAGAACTCTAGTCAGTGCACTAGTTCTCATCTCATTACTGGCTTCTGGGCTAAGGATTTGTAGTAAATCTCCCATTCCACCAAGCATAGATTGCTCTACAACAACGTTAGAGAACATCCATACTAACTTTCTGATAGCATGATCGGTACCTTTCTCACCTAATAAGTAGCTACCGTAGTGTATATCTGCACCAAATGCAAATAATGTATTGAATATTTCCACACCTTTATAAGATACCCATGCATCTCCTATCTTAATAGAGAATGGTTGGATGTTTAAATCTCTCCAACGCTTCCTTTCAGCAGGATCCCAAGGTATATTACCTGTAATATTACCACTTAAGCCAGCTGCGACTATACCTAAAGTAGCCATAGTACCTACAGCGACACGACCTTCAGCTAATGCAATCTCCTGAGCTACATCCTCTGGACGTATACCATATTTAGCTAGTTCATGAGGAGCTGGCCCACCTTTTTTGGTAAGCATCTTATACTTTTCTCTGAACAAACCTACTGGAGTATGCTGGAAAGTTACATCTAGATAGTTAAAACCAGTTCTAACGAATGGGAAGAAGGCTCTCATGCCTGGGATATTAGCAATAGCTTCAAATCCTTTAATACTACCTTGTAAAGCTGTTGTCATAGCGGCTTCATCACCTGCCATAGCAGCTGCTTTATCAGATACTATCCACATTCCATCCTTATTCTTAACAAAGATTTCCTTACGGAATAACTCTTCTTTCTTTCTTACAAAATCATTCAGGTGTTTTGGATCAATACCTTCATCTAAAGCTTGTCTAGCTGCTCTTTGAATCATATACTGACGACCAATTATAGTACGTGCGAAAGCATCACCTGCTCCCATAGCATTAGCACTATACTTAACCCATGGACTATTATTGAATTTAGTAGTAAAGTCAAGAGACCCAAAAGCCATCTTATCGGTCTCAGATCCATACTTAGCTATATGCTTTCCTAGTTGATTCCATTCAGCCATATCTTGACCGATATCAAACTTACCTGCATATACCTGAGTCTTTCTATTAACACCTAAATCCCAGTTATACTTCCACATTGCCCAACTTTCAGCACTTGCTCTTTGCATACCATCTATTGTGGCTAATGCAATAGCTAGTTCCTTACGATCTCCTTTTATGATTGATCCCATAGCCGCCATAAGAGGACGGGAGTAGGCAATCATATTAGTACCAATAATAGCTTTAGGGGCTGTCTTTAGTCCACTAAGGATTGAGTTAAAGAATGTAGATTGTAACTGCTTTCTAGTCTGTCCTCGTATAACGAGTCCATCCATCTGACCTCCATATAACTTAGCTTGGAGGAATTCATAGATATGGTTTAAAGTTCTTACCTTACCATCAGATAATCTATTAAGTTCTAGAAGATCTCTCATGCTATACCAGTCACCTTCTTTACGGAGGTTATCTAGTTCACTAAAGAATTCTTCAGCTTGTCTAGCCATCTCAGCTATCTGACTTTCTAGACCACTCTTTGCCATAGGGTTAAGAGTAAATCCATCCTTGGTAAAGCTTTGTAGATCTAAACCTGCCATATAAGCAAACTTCTTATTCTCTATGAATAACACCTTCATAGCATCAAACATCATTTCAGCTTGACGGCCAATAGGTAAGTCATCAGAGATAGAAAGACCTGCTGTAGCCATGTCAGACACTGTTCTACCCAGTGATCTTAGTACAATTATATTAGCTGACTTCTGTATTGGCCCTACTGTTCTAACAATCTGACCATCTACTTCACCATAACCACGCCAATCCTTACCACCTTCTTTCAGCATCTTACGATAAGTAGCAGCTAAATCTACTTGCTTACCATTAAGAACATCATCTAATTGCTGTAGTAGTGGATCAGCTATTTTATAAGCTGCTAACTGGAACTCTTCAAAGCTCATACCTTTAGGTAGAGCAGCTGATAGATCTTTTTGATGGAATACAGAGTTTGTAATATCTTCTGTAACTTCTTCTACTATTTCTCTTAAAGCTTTATTACCTAGAGCAATGTTCCTAATCATAGGCTCACTGGCTACGTTTGTATAAACCTTACCATCTCCGCCTTTCTTAGCATCTATAATAGCTTCAGCTGCAGCTCTCTTAGTAGCATTAGGCTGTTTAGCATAGGTAGCTCTTTCTGAGGCATTAAAACCTTCAGGGTTAACAAGAGGATCAGGAGTTCTACCAGTCATTTCAGCAGCCTGACTTGCACTTCTATACTCTACCCAGTCAAACTCATCACCCGCTTCTAATCCAGTTTTATTAGCTAGATCATCCAAAGCAGCTCTGTCAGCTTCACTTGTAAGTGGATCAGAATGTCGTGCATAGTCTTCTTCTGAGAGGTATTGACGAAGGTACTCGTCTCTAGGATCCGCACGAGATATACCCCTACCTTCAGCGAACCGATCAGCAGCAGCTTCTGTAGCATTCGCTTCTGAGTTTTGAAGCGATTCTGCCATGTCTTTTCTGAAGACTTTATTTCCATTCTCGTTAGCTTCTGCTAGAGTTTTACCTGCTTTTACATCATCAATAGCTCTCCAAGCTCCTTTACCTATTGCACCTATAAAATGAGCGACATGATTCATGCCAGCTCCAGCTGCTACAGTTTTAATACGAGCTTCCCAAGGGTTATCTTCTGGACGTACGGCTAGATAGGACATTAACTCTGGCATTAACCAGGGTACATGTTCTTCTACTAGGTTAGCTATATTACCCATCTCTGAGCTACTAGATATAAGATCAGCAGCACCACCGTCTAGGGATATTTTAGCGCCTTTAGTTACAAAGTTAATATATTTATTACCAGCAATAGCTGCGTTAGCAGTTCTAGTTACACCTGTAGCTGCACCAACAGCTCCTGTAACATTACCAGTCCACCTCGTAAGGAGACCGAATTCTACTAATCCTCTAGCTAGTTTACCCCATCCAGTTTTATTTTCCTTAACTGCATAAGGGATATTTAACCAGTTACCTTTTTCATAGTTCTCATCCCATGGGTTCTGAGTAGGATCTACAGTTTCTCCTAATATGTTAGCTAGACCTACCTTCAGGCTGTCACCTGAGAGATCAGCAAACTCACCAAGACTCTTAATAGCATCCTGACCACCGCCTAAAACGGCTCTAGTTGTTTCTCTAGCTACAGCAGTAGCACCACCAGCTTCATTTAATTGTTGGTCATAGTCGGCTCCTCTAGCCTGCCACTCTGCTTGCTGTTGGAGTCTCCAGGCTCTTTCTTCTTCTTCAGATCTACCACGTAGTCTAGCACCTAACGGGACATAGACATTATCTTCCAGCCATTGCTGGGTACCACCCATACTAGCTTGTACTGATTCTGGGCTGATACCATATTGTGTCATCAGCTGTTGGACATCAATCTGTCCAGGTGCTTGAGGTGTTTGAGGTTGTGGAGTTGCAACGTTAATACCTTCTATCTGAGGTGTTTGATCACGAATTCTTTGCTCAACATCACTGCTGACACCGTAATCATTTCCAGAAAGCTCTTCTTCGTTTACTTGAGGAGTTTGTGTCATGTCATCATACCTCCATAGGCTCTATAATTAGTTTTAAGATGACGTGCATCAAGATCCCATTTATCAGCTAAAAACCCTAATTGCATAGCACAGCTACCAGGATATTTTGCTTGGCAATCATCAACATCTCGTTGTCCTTTTACTCTCCATAATTTAGCTGCTAAACCAGGATTACCACTAACCTTTTTAATATTATCAACTCTTGAGTCAGCTGGTATTTCTCCTGCTTCTCTCATTAGTTCAGGTAGTTCTTCTGGATATAACGGATAAGGGCTGACATACTTAGGATTAACTTGATTCTCCTTTACTATAGGTCTGCGTCCAACTACACCACGTTCTATCATATCAGTTATTGCACCAAGCCATACAGTATTAGCATAACCTCTTTGTGACAAGAGACCTGGCATAATACTATTAGAAGCTGAACGCTGGTCACTGCTTGTTAGTCTTTTAATTTTATCATAGGTCATACCCCAGTCACTTGGACTTGTTTGAGGGGGTATAAAAAAATTGTTCATAATAAACCCCCCAAGGAGTAAACCTTATACAATGGATTATTCCGAGCTCTTTCGAGTCGTTCTTTAGTTTCTTTAGCTTTTACCTTTATCTCTTGTACTCTAAGTTGTTCCTTAAGAGCAGCTATATCACCATTTGGAGGGAACCAAGCTTTCATAAGCGTCTCGTTCTGAAGCAATGGTGATTTCAATCCACCTGTTGATCTAATAGCAGCACCTCTTTGCTGACCTACCAGTATATCAAGATTACCGCCTGTTTCTGCTAATCCTAGTTTATCAAAAGCGTTTGTTAAAACATGGTTTTTTCTTACGTTATCTAGACCAGGATTAATTCCTAAATGTTCTATACTTGATAGATCCCCATTTTCAATAGCTACTTTATTAATTGGAGCGAATATATAATCATTGCTAAGATCTAAACCACCACTCTTATTTGACTGACGTTCTACTGCATTCTCTATGCTTTGATAATGTCTTTCAGGTAAGCTAAGTAATCTTAACCCAGATTGTCTATGAGCATCAGTTGCTGGATTAGCTTCCCATGGATTATTAGAACTAGTAGTAGAAGGATGTTGTGCCCAGAATGGGTTCTTCATACCATCCATTGGGCCTCCTTGAACGAACTCCTGACCTTGACCACCTGAAGTAATCATTGCTGAGACCTCTTCTCTAGCAAGCTGTGCTGCTATATTATGAGTATGAGGTGGATCAGCTATTAGCATATAATACTGTAAGCGTTTATGGTACCAATCATTAGCTAGATCAGCCATTACCCCTGAATCAGCATTACCTCTTGAATTAAGAGTTAACTCTTTTTCTACTCCTTTAAGTTGATTTTGCAGGAATTTTACATTAGCTCCAGTTATCTTTACTTCAGCTTCATTAGCTCCACCTGGTACGTTCTCTTCAATTCGTATATCAAATTTCTTTAACTCTTCTCGTACACTATCAGGCATTCGTATAAGTTCTTGTTCTGGTATAACACCATTCCATTTTTCAGCTAAATCTTTAGCATGATCCATCCACTGTTCTTTAGTAAACAGTAGTCTGGTATCACCCATCATAGAGAAAATATACTCTTTACCTTTTGTAGTCTTTGCTCCTTTGTTAGCATCTTTGAACAGTTGATCCTTCTCTTTCTCTGCTATAACAGCAGAAGCAGCTTCAGACATACCTTGTTCTTGACGGGCAATATGATCGGCTGCAATTTTATCGATGCCTTGGTTTATACTTATAGTGAATGAACCTACTTCAGTTTCAGCTTCTTCATTTGCAATCTCTTTAGCTCTTTTTGCTACCGTTTTAGTAAGTCTAGTTAAGTCAGGATCATCTTTAAACGCACCTGGATGGGCTTCTATTAAAGTTTTACCTTTATTAGGACCATTTTTAATTATTGCTTTAGTTAATGTATACCTAATATTATCACTTACTTTGTTTAAATCAGCTATAGTTCTAGTATTATTAATTAAGGTATCATACATCCTGGTCTCTAGACCTGCAATAACACCGGCTCTTCCATCATGGTGACCCATGGTAGAAGCGTTATTACCATTGAATGTTAATACAGCATCTAATTCAGAAGCAACCAGTGAGATATCTTCATAACCATTTACACCTTGAATTCGGTTATCGAGTGCTTGGAGATTAGCGTTACCTTTATTAACAATAATATCTTTAGCATACGATTGCCAGTTCTTATCTACTACAGCTTCTAGTTTAGTATCTAGTGGATCGGTAAGTAAATGAGTCCTGAGCTGTGGCTTCAGACCACCCATAGGGTTATCATCTAAGACCTTATTAAGGTACATTTCCTTAACAGCTTGATGCCCTCTAGGGTCAGTGATATCACCTACTCGTATCTGTTCCCATTCTAGCTTACCTGTCTTTTCATTTTTAATCTGTGGTTTCCACGTAGCAGGTATATAGTTATCATTCTGTTCCTCTTTAAAATTAAAAAAACCTATCTCAGAATTTTTTACTAAATTATCTGCCTTCTGTGCATAATAAGCAAACTGCTCATTACCTGTCATCTGTGTAGGATCAAGTTCATTGAAGAGTTTAAGTTCTTTTAGCTTCTCTTCTAAACGAGCTACTTCAGCTGCATTATCTGAGATAGCAGCGATGTTCTCTTTGATCTTCTTTCTTTCTGCTATGACATCAGCATCATGAGTCTTCCACTTCTCTCTCCATTTTTCAAGATCCTTCTTCTCCTGTTCTTTAGCATAATCTACAACCGTAGTTGATAGAAAATTGTTCAAGCTTTTACTAAAGTTACTTAAAGCTGCCATCTCGTACTTAGAAGTACTGGCATCTGTTTGTGCTGTTACCTTGGCTTGTGCTGTTTGTAGGTTGTAGACTTCTTGCTTAGTTTTAAGCTGAGCCATTGCCTTGTTATAGACATCCTCAGCTTCCTTTGACATACGTTTGGTCTCACTTGTGAAACCTCTGGATGGGGAGAAGTTTTTACTAACGCTCCCCCAACTCCTTTTGTATCCTTCTGGCATGATTGTTACGGCTGTTTTATTTTAACGCCATTGATGGCGGATTCAGCTGAGTATCCTGCAGATACACCGCCCATAATAGCACTACCGATGTTACCCATCAGTGCAAGCTTAGATGGTCCTCTAGCTTTAATTGGTTTAAATGGAATCATACTTGCTCCTGGTGCCCGTGGGACTGGAGGTAAGTTATTCTGTGCTTCAGCGTTAGCACTGTATTGTCTCATATTGATGCCTAGGATCTCATTACCATAAGCTGCGTTAGCATCATATAGCGATTGCTCAATCATTGCACCTTGCATTCCTAACTCTCTTTCAGATTGTAAAGTCTGTAGTAAGAATGATTGACCTGTCCCACCCGTAGATAGTATTTGTCCTTGTGCCTGAATAGCTGAGGCCATATTAGCCTGAGCTTCGAACATTGCTTCTGTTTTCTTTTCTTTTAACTGACGTGCAGCAGCTTGGCTAGCCCTATTAGCTTCCATCTGATTAAACTGTTGTTGTTTCAGTAAATCAGTCTGAGCTGAAGCGTGAGCTTCAAGGTCTGCAGCATGTTTTTCTTTTTTAGCACGGTCTCTTTCCTCAGTTATCCTTAACTGATTTTGATACTGTTGCTGTTGTATTTGGTTCTGCCTAGCTACAGCCGCTTGCTGTGCTTGATGCTGACCAATGGCCGACATAGTACCGCTAGCTGCAGTCAGGATTCCAATAGCGACGGGAGCGCACATGGTTTTATAAATGTTATAAGGGGGACTCCATTCTGTACATAATAATTTATGAAAGTAAACTTAAGAAGTTTTAACAACTTAATATGACTTTCATTTCTCATGTCACAATGATTATAAAGGTAGGGATTAGCTAAACTATTGATCCAACGTTTAGCTTCTCTCACAAAAGTATGTGGATGGTTATCTCCTTCGTCTGTGCATAACATCCAGATGATATTACCTGGTGTTACACCTGCCACTCCGACAGCCTTGCCGTGTGGAGAAGTGAAATATACAGAAAATGCGGAATTGTAGTAAGACTGTAGGACTGCCACCGGAGCGTACAGTCCCATAGTCTGTTCTACTTCTCTAGCATCTTCGCGACGGAGATTCTCTCCTACCTCAAGAGCTAGTTGAGGGGTGCATGTTTGAATGTATTTACTGGCGTGCATGGCGTTTGGTGTTATAGCTACCATCCCAGCTTGCAGATACAAGGGTAGCAGAAAATGGGTCAGGAATTTTTACAGTACAATCGTACTTATTATTCTTTTTATAGATAGGTACTCTAATATTCTTATATAACTGTGAAGGTACTTTATTTAATGAACTTATATCGGCTATGATACCTGTTTCTTCGTGGATATAGTCATCTCTTTGAGGTGATGTGATGTGAAATTCTAATGGTCCAGATACACCAAGGTCAAAGTTCATCCTATGTATCCTTAAATCAGCTTCTACGTCATACTGTCCTCTATCTTTAGAGAGATAATATGTTGGTAGACCTATTTCAGAGGTATATTTGTACCCACAAGCAAATTTAATTGTTCTTAAATCACAGCTATTGAACGTAGCAGTAGCACCACTAACAGAATTAGGGGTTCTTACATTTCCATCTGCTAGTTCTACAAGCTGTAGATTAGCTGTACCGCCTTGTATGGTAAATGGTAAGGTAACAGTTGAATTACCACCTACACCACCACTATAGGCTACGGATACACCTGTTGTAGTACCTGATCCACCGTTAGCAGTATATATAACCATATTATCTAAGCAAGCTTCAAACCGTCTAGCAATATTAGTTGGTGATCCTACTGTACCTTCTCCTATAGAATAAGCTCTATTAGTATCAGCATCAACAATTAATTCATAACGTTGTAGAACAAAGTCTGATCCTTGTTTAGTAACACTGTAGAAATTACCAGTACTATAAAGCTGATGAATAAGAGTGCCTTGCAGTTCCCAGGAGAACCATGACGACTGCTCTCTTTGTTGTCCTCCATCGAAATACTTGTAATGGTATAGTGTACTAGACCCTATTTTACCAAAAGTAACTACCCCAGCTTGTGCTGAGTTAGTGATTCTATTAATATCACGAGGTATATATTCAGGAACAACTCTTGTTTGCTCTACAACTTTAGGTGGTGTCTCACCTCCAGTGATGATAAGTTCAAATACCTTACTAAATGATGAAGAGTTAGATGCAAACATAACAGCTGTACCTGTATCAACAGGTGAAAAGTCAGCTGTAACCTCATATGAAGACAGTTTCTTTAACTGTGCAGTCTTAGGACTGAACTGTTCAGACTCAGTAAATAACATGAACTGAGCTGCTTCACTAAACATCATCACCCCTTTTTGCATAGGTAGTGCGTAGTTTAGAATAGCTGGTTTAACATCAGACGCACCCATATCAATAGGGTCAGCATCGGACGCTGATATAGCAGATCCTACAAAGAAATTAAAGTAATCAGAAGGTTGAGAAATTACTACCTGTTCTCCTGCTAGGAGCCCTAGGCGATTTCGAACGAAGAAAAGCTGTGTAATTTTTTTGCCCACAAATGTAGGCATAGGGTTTGTGTTATCATCACCGCATATCCTATCTACCCAGTAGTTACCAGCTACAGCTGTGTAATCATTAGTACCATCGTTGTTGCTATCTGCAAATGATAGAGCTGACCATGTAAATGTACCATCTCTATTGTTAATCAGAGCATGTGGCATGGTTGTATAGTTATACCCAGCATCAATATCAGGAGCAACTGTCTCTTCCCATACACCAGCACCTACACCACCTGTAGAATCAGTAATAAATTTAACATAATAGTCATCAGCCGAAGCATCTTCAGTATTAGATACCTTCACTATATAACCATCTTTACATTGCGCTGGTAGTTTAGATATATTCTGAGCTGTAGTAGTAAAAGCTTCTAATGAGTCACCTCCTAAACCTCCTCTTACACCTATAGTATTAAAGGCATAGTTAGTTTGAATATATAAACCATTACCAGCTACAGTTACAGCACAAGTATTACTACCTTGGCCATGATACTTAGCTTCAATTTTAGTTTTTAAGTTACCTAGAACAGTATCCTTAGTGATTTCACCTTTCTTTATATTCTTAGGTGTTCTATAGACAGCAGCATTAGCATCAGTATATGATTGATACTCTGATACTGCTTCAATAGTAACTCTCCAGTTCTGACCATTAACATTTATATCTCTGTAAAGACTGCCATAGTTTGAACCTACGTTAACACCTGTCTCCTGTAATGTTACAGTGGCAGTATACTGTGTATTGTAGTTAGGGTTGTTATTATCGTATGAGTTAACAAAATGAACTGCATTGACAGTAACTGTAAACTTAACATCTTCCCAAGCTCCATCAGATGAACCGCCATGGTACGTCTGAGCACCTGTATAAGCAGCATCAGGTGAATCTGTCTCCCAAGTTGGTGAGCTTGTACCTTGCTTGACTACCTTAAGTGATTCAACCCTGTACTTAGTAGTACTGGAAAGAGAACTACTGCCGAGACAAACCACATATTCTGAGTTATAAGCAATCTCATTAAGAGTAACGAAAGCATAGTTATCTTGGAAAGTTGCTGTTGTACGTGCTTTGGTTATAGTTTTCTCAGGGTTAGTAATGATCGTATAATCATTAATAGTGAGTTTACCGTATGGCTGAGTACCAGTTTTAATCAGGTAACTATAGTCACTAGAAGCACCACCTGTGAAGTTAACTGTTTTTTGTGTTCCATCTGCTAAGTCCCACACCTTAATAGTAGGAGAATTACCAGCAGTGATTTGAATTAAATATCTCTCATCATTATCTCTTAGAATTTCAAACCATTCTCCGCCATCAGTAGCGTTAGCAAGCTTACCAACGTATTCTCCTGGGGCTCGCTTCTGCAAACCAAAAGTTACATCAGGATAGGCGTTATGACAGGTTCTAAGTTGACCTGGAAATTTAATAAAATCTGGTTGTTGTGATACGCCTCCTAAAAAGTTAGGAATCCGTTGATTAATAGCTGCCATTATCTACCTATAACTTGATAAGGTTTATAAGCATTATAAGGATTTCTAGCTCTAGCATTCTGGAAGACATTGTAATCAGCTTGACGTGTATCATACTCAAGTGCAAGTGCTCTTGATACTGTTTCATCTTGCTGGAATATAGGAGCCATCTGTCCATCATTAACCATACGTGTATGGGCTATACGTGTAGCTCTAGCTGTACAATAATCTTTAAAAGGCTGGGGCATGTCCTCATATGCATACATCCAAACTACATCTGCATAGATAGTTGCTTCATCTGCAAATTTATTTGAATGGGTATAACGGTCATAAAGGTATCCACCTTTTTTAATTACATCATAATTATCATTATGTTTGTAACGATTTATATCGATTTGTAAAATAGCATCGGATAGTGCTACTTGATCATTCTGATCTGGATTGAACTCAACTTCATACTCCGTGTTGAAAACCCAACCTTCTGCTTGGACTTCACGAACTACCTGTCGAAGAGTCTTCTGTGCAATAGCCACTTCGGGGCTTTGAGTTGTAAGGGTGTTAACTGGAGACTCACCGACACTCATTAAAATTGAGTTGACAGCATCTAGTTCTGAAGATGTTGCGTAAGTAGGGGTTGCCATAAGAAAAAAAGGGGGCCGTGAGAAGCCCCCTGTATGTTGGTTAATAGTATATAGTTAGAATGCAGCGTCAGGAGAAGATGTAGCGTGAAGCTCAACGCAAGCTGCTGGGTTAAGATAATCAGCACCCATTGCGAGGCGGCCCAGGATCACATCACCCTGGTAAATCACGGACACATCACCACTCGTAACTTGTACCTGTGGTCCAATGGTTTCAACTACACCTGCGCCTTCTTTCTGGAAGATAAGTCCACAGGACTTGGCGAAGGATGTTGCATTACCGTACTCATTGTTGATACCAGATACAGAAGAACGTTGATCTTCAGTAGCTACTCCAACGAATGAACCAGCGTTATCAATTGTAGAAGCAGTACCATACTTAGCCAAGAACGGGATGTTCATTGACTTGAAGATCTTGATTCCTGCAATTGAGATTACACCGGAACCTGACTGGAGTCCGTCACCTTGCTCATCTCTGTTGATCAAAGCGTTGGTTGATACGTTCTCAATCAGTGAGTAGTATTGTCTTGGTGAAAGTACAGCTACACGTCCATCTTGACTGACTCCTTTCTCATCTAGTACTGCAGCTGCCTCGAAGAAAGCAGATACAATTTTAGCTGAATCAAGTGCGTCAGATGTAGCACCGGAACCGGAACCAACTTGGATCTGAGATCCGCCTGGCTCAACCTTACCTGATGCTGAGATTGGGTGTGCTTTACGTGCACCACGTGTGATAGCTCTAAAGATTAGTCTATCATATTTCTCGGCTAGAGCATAGCCGATCTTCTTGGAGATTTCTCCTCTGAGCTCATAGTGAGCAAGAGTCTCATCGAGGTCATATACGAATGCGCTAGAGATGAGTAGATCATCAACATTGATGGTCTTCTCTGCTACTGGCGGATCACCTGTACCCAGTATGGGGGTACCTGGAGTATGGAATGAAGCTCCCATGCGTCCAGTGTAGATGAACTGTAGACTCTTACCTGACTTGAGCGTACGCTTCGTGACTAAATCACGAGCAATTGTATTATGCTGGAAACCTTTAAATAGCTCACCTGAAAATAGTTTCAGATACAGAGCATACTTATCGGTAGCGCCATCATAACCTGTACCGGTAGATAGATTAATTCTACCTAACGCGGTTTGGGTAGCATTAGCCATTGATAAGAATAGTATTTATAGTTGACTACTCTAAAACGTTTTAGAAAAATATTTAGTTTTTTATATTGGTGTTACGTCACCACACGTGCGGCAATAAGGTATCCTCGTAAGGGCTTAAAGCCTAAAGCGGGTAACCGGATTCGAACCGGTGACAACAGCTTGGAAGGCTGCAGTTTTACCACTAAACTATACCCGCCTGACCTTAAGAGGTCAGCGCTTCTTCAAGCGAATCATAATCAACTTCGTTGTTCATGTAGTCATCGTTCCTTTTAGCTTCGGCTTTAGAATCTTTGATGTCTACTTCTTTATAAACTGGTTGTGTTCCAAACCTAGTTACTACTGCGTTATCCATCTTTAGAGGGCTCCAGTTTTTTTACTTCGGATTCAAGATTGGCCAGTAGATCCACAAGTTCTGATTTGCGGCGATCATACGCAGCCTCAAGTTGTTCGAGTTGCGCTTTAGCTTCTTTGACCTCGTTTTCTTTTTGAGTGAGTTTAAGTTTTCCAAGCTGCTCCTCTGATACAACATACACAGTGCGTGTAGGTGGTTGGAAATAGTAATCAAATAATGAATACATTAATAATCTTTAGTAAGTGGGCAAGGGCAGTCAGCTTTGCAGTTCTCATGGTAGCGTAGATGAGAAACTTCTACAAAGGTGAAGAACCCCAGGACCATCACAAGGATGATCCATGGGGAATCTAGGTACTTCATCAGAAGCTATACTTAGTTCCGATCTTAGTACCCCAAGAATTATCTACGTCTTCAGCAGTGATGACGGATACCTCTCCATAGAAGCCAAGCTTATCAGTAGCAGCTACGCTGGCACCAACTTTACCTGACATCTCGGTGGTCCCATCAGCAGTACCGTCAGTGTTGACAAGTGCTGGACCGCCTTGTACATAGTAATCAAAAGTATCGTTACCACCTTCCCAACCAACGTGGAAATCAGTAGTACGACTTTGATAGTCAGATCCTGTGTAGGATGCGTTGGACTCTACGTTAACATAAGGTCCGGCAACAGCTGCGCCTGCGGATGTAAATACCGAGGCCAGGATCAAGGCTATTTTTTTCATTTGTTTTTTGTTGAAGTGTTAGTTTTAATATACTTCACGCCACGATAGGTTAAAGTCATTTGAATTACCTTAAGCTACCAAGACCCCGTTCCATGCCTTGGTGTCATGCGTCCCGTGAGGGATGAACGGACGTGAGGTGAGTGTGCGACCTAGAATATTCCAGGTATAATCTGTCCAGTAAAAATATAGGAACCGATTGCTGCAATGAATCCAAGCATGGCTAGCTGTCCGTTGACACGTTCAGCATTCTCATAGTAATCTACATCGATTACTTGTACTTGTGGTTCAGTCGCGTGAATGTTGTTTGGCATTAGGGGTTAGAATAATTGTACTGGGCGGGTACGATGAACTGTTCGGGCCGCCGCTATCCATTAAACTTCACCTTCTTAGGTTTATCTTCCTTAGTCTTTTTCTTTTTCTTCTTTTTGTTTCCGCTTAGGAATCTATAACGGGGTGCCATTACTCATCTTTCTTCTTAGGCGGGGCTGATGCTTGAGCTACAGTCTGACCATAGCGAGCCTGGAACTGTTCATCAGATAGACCACAGACTCCACCTGTTGAGGTGATGAGTTCTAGATCTTCTTTCTTTTGTTGTTCTACTGTTTTAGTCATTATACTTTAAGGTTAGATCGTTCTAGTTTTCTCATGACATCGTAACGGTATGCTTCATCCTTTTCATACTTAGGACTTTCCATATCACGTACAACCTCTGCCATACTACGATAGGTTTCACCAGCTCTAGCATTTCTACCAGTAACTAGTTCAGGTTGTCTACCTTGTGCATCCTCATACTGTCCTAACAATGCTTTAACAGCAAACCGTACAGCTGCTTTGTTACCAGTATTGGTAACCTCATCGAATGCCTGGATATCTTCTTGACTTAAATTCTGAGCAGCCCAGTCAGTCATAGAATCATAATTAGCTTTACCACCTGCTAGGTTATACATCTCGTTAACATAGTTCTGGTCTAAACCATCCCCGCCACCAGTGTATCCCATCTCAGATGCTCTACCTGCTAGATAGGAATCCACAGCATTCTTAGGTAACCCAGCATCTTGTAAACTCTGATACATTTCAGGTGTGATTGTACCATTGTTAGCATGGAAATGCTTACTGATCTGCCATGGATCTAAGTTAGCATCTTCAAATACAGCTGCTAAGTTTTCACCGTAAACTTCTTCAACAGCATCATAATCTACAGAACCATCTTCACTATAGCCGGAGTTTCCAGGCACTGCTTCCCAGTTATCAGAGTCAGGCTGAGAGGTTTGACCTTCACCCATCTTCTGCTGTAGTTCTATGTATGCTTTCTCAAGTTCCTCAGCGTCTTTATATTTCCCAGCCAGAAGTGCTGACTGTTCTTCTACCATCTTCTCGCCAACTGCGAGATTCTCTCCATCTCTTGCTTCCGCTTCAGCTATAGCCTGCGGATCATTGGATGGATCATATGAAATTGTATTCGCCATAGTGCTTTATTGTGCGCCTGGTAAAGGAGCTGTTAGTTCAGGGTCGGGTGGAGCTTCAGCTGCTTGCTGTTGTTCAGCGCCCATACCCATAGCCTCTAGTATACCAGGGTTCTTGGATGGATCAGCTAACGGAGCCTTGGCTAGTTGTCCTGCCTGGCTCATCATCATCTGTTGTTGCTGTTGCTGCATAGCTTGCTGTTGCTCAGCGTTTCTTTCATCAACACTCTTAATGAGGTTGAGATAATCAATACCTTGTGCAGCAGCGAGACGTTTGATAGCTTCATCAGGGTTCATGTACTGTTGTAAAGCTTCTGGTCCCATTGTTTGTGCAATGGTAGTGATAAATTGTACAAGTGCATCTCTATCCTGACCTCTACCTAAAGCATTTATACCTGCCACGATGGTAGGTTTAACTAAGTTCTTAGGTATAGGAGGTATCTTCTTAGCAGCTTGTAAGACATGCATCTTACGTCTTAGATAAGGTCGAAGAAACTCAGTAGTTAACAGACTGAAGAGACCTCCAAGCTGTTGTTCTAGTTCCATCTGTGTCATCTGGACTTCTTGTGCAGTAGTCCTTTCACTTTGGCGTGGCTGTAAGACAAGGAAGGCTTCACCTAATCTCTTCTCTAACACCCCTGCCATATCAAATGCAGTACGGAAGTCGGCTTGTTTACCTACTTGTACTACTCCAATGTCTTCCGGTCTACCTTGTATAATAGCACCGTTACCAGCTTGTGCTAGTGACGCTGGTTTAGTAGTTGAGGATGGAGATACTGTGAAGATTACTTTGGCAGCTGCAGCAGATCCTTCAACCAATGCTTGCATCAAACCTTCGAGAGACTTGAGATCTCCCATGAATTCTTCTACTCTACCACGTCCATAGTCCTCACCATCTACTGTTACAAAACGTAGTGGCAGCCAAGGACTTTTATCTAGTGGAGCCTTACCTTCAGTACCTTTTAAGGGGTAGTCTTCAGCTTCCTGATGCCAGTACCATCCTTTCTTTGTTAGCCTAACACAGGTGTAGACATCTACATCCTTGTCGTGTCCTCCTGTGCTTTCATCGACGACACCAATCTTAGGAGGGAGCTTGTATTGTGCGCCTAGTATTTGGCGGTTGACCCGCTCTCTTGTAATTATCTCAGTGACATTACCATTACCATCTCTATTCACTACGTACCTATTTAAAGGGTACATCTTCATACCATTAGGAGCCATGTAGAGTAGAGCATTACCTGCTACAACTAGATGCTTCAGAGCTGTGAAGATTTGAACACGATCAGTAGAAGCTGCAATGCTCTCCATAATCATACGTTCAATCTTAGCGAAGCTTAAGTCCATTTCACTCTTAGCTTCTTGTGGTATCTCAACTCCTAACTTAGAATCATCTAGTTGAAGTTTAAAGAATGTAGTAGAAGGTGGGAGTAACCCTAGCATAAGCTTAGAGGCTAGAGTTACTACACCTTTAGCACCGACTGATTGCCACGGAGTTTTGAACTTCGTGTACTCTGCCTTTTGTTCCTCATTCAGCATGAGTGTAGGTAGAGTTAGCTTAGCACAGTCAAGTGCTACGTCAAGAAATGCTGTCCGGCCACTGGTCAACTTACTATATCGTTGCCGTGCTGTGTCCATTTATTTCTTGGATATGTTTAATGCTGATCCGCCGCCACCTGTAGTAGCTCCACCGCCAGTGCCTACATTGAGAGCACTAACCGAACCTGCTTGGTTTGGTTTATCTTTAGCTAGTGTGGATGTACCTTTCCTTCTCTTCTGCTTCCTAGCCGCCTTTCTAGAGCCAGCTTCTTTAACCTTTGCACCTTCGCCTTGCTCTGATACGTCAAGTTCTCCAGTGGTAGGTAGTTGAAGTTGCTCCGGAGGTGCCACCTGTGGAGGAGGTGGGGGAGGTGGGGGTGGAGGAGGAGGAGGTGGTGGAGGGGCTGAGCCGCCGCCGCACATAATTTATTCCTCTGTAAGTTTGCTTTTTAGGTATCGTACAACGCTGATCTGTCCTATCCGATAGGCTATCTCCTTATCAGATAGTGCTAGCTCAGGCATCTTGTCTGGAAACTGATCGTCAAGTTCTTTGACAAGCATCTCCAGGTCAAGCGTACTTGGGAAGATTGGGGTTTGCATGTTCAAAGAAAGCTGGCATCCTTGCGTTCTGTGTAGCGATTAAGCCTTCGGCTTTACCTCTATACATTAAAGAGTCGCTCTGATCCAGCCAAAATTTTTTGTCCAAATATTTGTGAGAGCTTGACTTCAATGGGGACATAACCCAGTTGATAGTTGCTTTCCTCAGCTTGTCCAAGCTTGGTGAGATTGTCAAGCCAAGCTCTCTGCATACCAGGGAATTCGAGGCGACGTGAACCTGTTCGTCCCTTGAGATATCTGCACTCACCGTGCGCATTCCAGCGTCACCGTTAAAGCGGAAGAACGGCAAGAGGACAAAGAAGATCGCCCTTTCAGCGACCATGGCCTTGAGAATTGTGTGATCTGGATGTGATATCCATGCATCTCTGATTCTCTTAGCTTCTTGTTCTGCCTTCTCATCCACTCCGTGAGCGTCGGCGATATAACCGAGAGCGAGATCGTGTCTCTCTTCGTCCCTGACATTGGACACAAGTAGCTTCCTCGCTGTCTCTGGAATTTCATTGTCCAAGGCTTCTTGAATGAAGTCTCCAACAGGCACTTCCATATGTCTCATAGCGAGGGCTCGGAGCAGAGTTTCCTCCGCCCCGTCCTGTAACTTTCCTGCAGTGGTCTGTACTGGAGACCATTTACGTTTTCTGTTTAATAATTTATCATAGGGGTTCATTTCATTCACCGCATTCGCATTGTGGAGCAAGTATTTCCTCCAGGTATGCGTCAGCTTCAGCGTCTTCTAGTGCAGCGTATGCATTCGACTTGTCCTGAGTGTCACCCATAACCTGTAAGGAATAGTATAAAGAGGTTTGGGGGCTGTCAAGCCACTCTTCGACGAACGCATTGTCGTATTCTACAACATCACTCCATGAGTTAAAGCTGTAGCCGTGAAGAAGTCCCGTATTATTTAACATTGTCATGAAGCCGTCGGCTACTTTCTTGTAAGCATCCCATCCAACTTCACTAGCAATTTCTACATTGCCATAATCGTATGATTGTACACCAAAGGTGGCAGAGTCACGGTCTACCTGCCTTGCTATAGGTGGTGCTATCTCCGGTGTACATGTATAGCCATCTAAGTCTTGACTCCTGTAAGAACAGGAGGCGGTAGGGGCAATGGCAAAAGCCCTATCCATGTTGTTAGCTCTAGCACATTGTGCTGCTAATTGTATACCTTTGTATAATTCTGCAGCTAGATGGCCTGCATTACCTGCAGGTGCTAGTCCATCATTGAATTGGTCGAGTGCTTCACCAAATTCCTTGTAAGTTATTCGGTATCTTCGGAGGAGATTCGCGAGTCCAAGGAATCCAAGTCCGACCTGCCGGTCCGTTTCTGGTGGAAGGTACTCTCCAGTCCCTCCAACACCTGTTCTGCCATGAAGATCGCACAACTCGGACATACCCGTAAAGCAAGCCTCTTGTATGTTGCCGATTGTACAGGCACCGAGATTGATATGCTGGAGGAGGCACGTTCCTCGTGATCGCAAATATACCTCAAGACAGACGTTTCCATAGATACGGTTCCCATTTTTGTCGTGTTTGATTTTGTTCAGCCAGATATCTCCTGACTTGATACCATATATTATGGCGTCCCGTGTTTCCTGATCAGTACTTTCCCATTTTTCGTGGTCAAGATCGACGCACCGTTTGATCCATGGGATCTCGTGTCTGGGAGTAGTGACAAACTCAAGAACGTCAGGGTGATCGATGTCAAGGTGAACCACACAAGCACCGTTCTTGTAGACACCTCCTCTCCGAAGTGTTTCATTTAATACTGAGTAGATTTTTGCAAACGAGACTGGGCCGCTAGCAACAAGTCCCTTGCCATTCTCAGTTCCACGGGGTCTGAGGTTGGATAGATGGACTGCCACTCCTGCTCCATGGCGGAGAGCAAAGCTAACATAGCGCCAAGATTTTTCAATTCCCTCATCACCCTCCATCGAGTCATCGACTACGAATACGGTGCATGAGACTGGCAATCTGGAATCAGGGTTGTCTATCCATGATTGTACTCGGCCAGTACGAGCTATCACTTGTGCTGTCATTAAACTAAATCTTCTAAACTAGGTGGTGCGTAGTTCGGTCCTTTAAGAACCTTTCCGTCTTTTCTAAAAATTGGTTGTCCGTCTTCGTCAAGTTTTGACATATTACTTTCATGAACACGGTGTAAAGCTTCATCTAAATCCCATCTCTGATTCTCAGCGTACTGATAACAGACATAAACTAGATCAGCTAGTTCTTTCAGGCAATCAGCTTTATGCTTTTTACCTGACATAAACATCATACCATCTGCTTCAAGGAATTCTTTAAACTCCTCAACTATCAGATCCTTCTGTCTGCTCCTGCTCTCCCTGCTGATTGAATTTCCAATTCGATACGTCGAACGGAACTCCTTTGCCTGACTGCTCAGGAAGGTGACGTGTTGATCCGGAGTTATAGTTAGTGTGCTGTCTTCTGAGGCTGTCACGTTCGTTCATTAAGTAGTGGATAGCTTTGTCCAGGTCTTCCAAAGGATTACCCTCTGGATTACCTGTTGTTTTTTTATGACCAGCTCGACAAACATACTTAACGACGTTGCCGAGATGGTAGTTGAGTCCTTGATCTCTTATGAAATCCCAGAC